CGGTCTGGCACCGCCACCTTTTAGTCTAGCTTTAAAGTCTGAAATTGTTCTTAATGCCATTGTTAGATTCCTCTAGTTGAATTAAACGGTTCCGATGATTTCATCAAATGATACACCAGATCTGGTGGCGACAAAAGTCAATCCAATGAAATTAATAGATCTAGCAGGTTTGATGAAGATGTCAGCAACAAATTCATTATTATCTATGATTGCTGCTGTGTTATTTGTCTCATCACAAATGACTCTAAAGTCTTGAATACCTCTCTTTGCTTGAACATCACGTAAGAAAGGTTCAACAATATTTACGAAGTTTGATCTTGTGGTTTCATCGTTGAATTCAAACAACTGATCTTTAGCAGCAGCAGAAATCGCGTTCTCCAGATAGATGAACAATCTACGAACGTTGATTCTGTCAAATGCCGATGACTTAGCAAGACCAGTCTTATCACCAAAGAGAACGATTCCAGAACCAGGAGTAAAGATGACTGAGTTGATTCTATTAGAATACAGTCTGTCTCTTTGAGTTTTGCTTGGGTTGTATGCCAGTTTAACTGCATTAAGAATAGCACCTCTGGTTGTTCCTGCTGGTGAGAACCATGGGAAGTTGTTGATATCGTTTCTGGCACATAGTCCAGCAATATCACCATTCAGAGGAACATATCTAAATGTATCGGCAAACTTATCATACATGTACTTATAACCACTATCAAAGATCGCATAAGATGACGATGTAACTGGTGCGTAGAAACTGATTACATTATTTGTAATATCAGCAGCAGAGTTTACAGTTACCGATCCAACGGTTGAATCATTCAAGAAAGCGAGTCTGTATGGAGAAATAAAGGCAACTGCGTCCTTTCTTTCTTCAGCAACTGAGATTAGTTTATTAGCAAGTGACTGAGCACTTTCTTTGACATAATTTGCCGATCCCATTAAGAGGAAATCAACTTCATACTCTTCACTATTAGCAAAGAGATCATATCCAGTTGAAAGATTACCAATAGTTGAGGTTAGTGATCCACTGACTGTAATATCAGTACCACCATTATAGTTTTTACCACCAGCAAGAGTGAGGGTATTTGCCCCAGTCGCTCCAAAAATAATTGAATCCGTATCTTGATCCCATCCACTGTCTGTAGTAAGTGTGAACCCTGAACTAAATCCAGTGGTTACAATACCTGTTGGTTGAGAACCACCAAAGATGTACTGTGAGTTTGATGCGAGATACTTTCTCCAATAAGATGGTGATCCTACAGAGAATTCAGCATCTGATGCCTTTGAAAGACTCAAATGCTTCTCAAGAATTGTTCCAGCATTTCCACTTACAGTTCCTTTGTCATCAATTACAACAACATGAACTTCATCAAATCTTGCGTTTCTTGCTGCTGCGAATGATGATGTGGAAGGTCTGTCGGCAATTGTGTTCCAAGCAATCGTGGTGTTGTTTGAAAGTGCGATTGATTGTTGATCAAACCAATCTTGCTGAGCAGTATATGAGGTTGTTCCAGCAGCAGTTGATTGTCCGTTGGTGTGAATCGCAACAGAACCAGATCCAGAGAAAGCATAAACTCCAGATGGTTGATAATCTACTGTAGTTTCAGTTCCTGCTGCTGATACATGAGAAAGAACCTTTACGTATGCGTTAGTACCACTAATTTGCGTGATGACACCTTTTAGATAACCATCAAGTGTTGAGGTTGTTCCAGCACCAGGTAGAGTTGAACTGATTGCCTGTGTTACACCATAACCAACTTGAATGTTTGGTAAACCAGCACTGGTTGATACTCCAACAAGAATCTGATCTGCTTTGGCATCAATTAAAGCAACTTTGACACCGTTTGCCCAAGATCCAGGATCTCTTGCTGCTACTGTTACACCACTAATGGTATTTTCATCGTAACCAAGATTGTTATAATCGTCCAGACTCTTGATTTTGATGCTAGATGCTGCTCCAGCAAATCCATTTTTTAGGTCTGTATCATCAGATCTTACAACTCTTAATGATCCACCATAAGCAAGATATGAAGAAGCAACCATCCAATGCTCATAATGCTTGTCTGTTGGATAAGGCTCTCCAAAATTTTGAAGTAAGTCTGCCTCATTCTCTACTAAAATAGGTAGGTCTACAGGACCTTTTGCGAAAGGCGCTACAATTGCCCCAACAGCATCGGAGGTTGGGTCAATTCTACCAACTGTTAAATCAACTTCTCTTACTACAATTCCAGGAGATGCTAAATTTAGCGGCATCTTAATTCTCCGTCTAGTTCAGAATTATTCTAGAAATATTTATTAAAAAGGTTATTTTAAATGGGGAAATGGTGCGTGAACAATCTACCAGTCAGGATATTCCCATTCAAGAAAAGGTTTTCCTTCTTTTATCTTTCTTCTTCTACTTAAAATTCTTACTTTAGTACAGTCCTTACACTCATAAGAATATGCGGAAAGAAAAACTGCTCTACCTTTACGAGTCAAATAAAAATCACTAATTAAGTTTTTAACTTTACCACATACTCTACATTTTCTATCAGAGAATAATATATGTTCTAATTCTATCTGATCATCAAAATCCATTAGAGATAATCCCACATATATGAGCGATCTCCATACTCATCTAGGTGCCATCTATCTCCATCACTATCAACAAAACTATCTGCCTCCTCCAAACCAGTTTGAATAAATCCAAATGGTGACATATCTTGTTCAATCTGATTTTTTTGCTCTTCGTAAATTCTCTTACGAACATCATTGTCCGTCATTTCTTTGAAATAGTCCTGAGCTACCAACCAAGAGAAAATTACAAGGCACATTGCTAGGTCATCATTACAACCTTCTTCTGCTTCAAAAGAATTATGTCTCTGAGCAAAGGTTGTTAACTCTGATATGATCTCATAATCTACAGTTAATAACTTATCATCTTCTAATAAAGTCTTTAGGTTAGAACATCCCAACTTTTTAACTGCTGCGGTCATTCTTACACCGAGTTGAGATTTCTTTCCACTGAATCCAGAACCTACAATCTGTCCAGCACGACCTCTCATCGCACACATCAGAACATTATCATACTCAAGATCAAAGTGAAGAATGCTTGCGACTTGATCTCCAATATCATTAACCTCAATTAATAACCAAGCATCATTATATCCTTTTGCTACTTCGTGAATTACACTTGGAAATAGCATTGGTTTGATTTCATTATTCCTATATTTGGCAACGACTTTATACGGGAACTCGGTAATATCAAAGACAATAAATGCCGAATAGTCATTACCCAATCCACGAGCAACGTCAACTGTGATTAGATAATTATTCTCCTCTTTAGGTTGCTCATATATGTCAAGACCAGCATTTCGTTTGATTGGATCTTCATAAACAAGATTTCTTAATTTTGAAGGATTGATCAGTGTATTGACAGATCCTAAGAATTCACATTCAAACTCAACCTTAAACTGTTGTTCTGAAGTGTTTGCGATTGTTTGTTGCTTCCAGTATTCGTCTCTTCCAGGAACTTCAGACCAATGAACATCTGTGGGGACATATTCGTTCTTGCCCCTCTCAGAGTCATGCCACATACGGTAGAAGTGATTCATACCGCGTGGTGTAGAAACGATAATTACCTTCGTGCTTTGTCCAGAAGAAATAGTAGGATAAACAGAGGCAAAGAAGTCATCAGCAATGTGATTCGGGATGAAAGCGAACTCGTCAAGAAAGATGACATTATAGGATCCGCCTCGGACAGCAGATGATGAAGTAGAGTTAGATGAAATTTTGGAGCCATTTTCCAGTTCTAAAGATCCTTTGTTCCACGATATAATACCTTGCTGCATCCATTTAGGTAGATTCTCATAAGCAAGTTGTAGTCTTCCGAGAAGGTCTCTTGCCGTGGATGCTTTGTTTGCTAGAATAGCTATATTAACATTGTCGTTGAATACAGCATAATGTAACAAATATGAAACACAAGTCGTAGATTTACCCGTCTGGCGAGGCATCTTACAAATATTAAATCTATTCTCGTGGAAGTTCTTTACAAGTTTCTCTTGAAATGGATACATCTCAAAAGGAACAAGACCGTGATCCAGAGAAACGATTTTAATATAATTTTTTGCAAAATATACAGGATCTTCTTTACACTTTAAGAACTCAATAATTTGTTCTTCTGTAAACTCAATTTGTGTATTTGCCTTCTTAAGGTTTGGGTTCCCCAAATAGACTTCACTCATAAAAAATTACCTTTGTTCAATCCAATTCAATACTGCAAGTGCTTTTTTGTTGGTGTTTGGACTTGCACAAACAAGAGTATAAGTGTCACTAATTGTTCCAATGCCACTTCTACCTAACTGAAGTGCTGCTTTAATATCAAGATCAACTAACGCACCACTGCCATTAATTACAAAACCACTCAAAAGATCATCTCCACCAGATACTGCAGTTTGAGTGATATTATACTGCATAAAAGAGTTTGGATCGGGATGATTTACCCAAGTTCCCCCAGTCAGTGTTGCATTTTGTAGAAGTTGCCAATAAACATTTGTATTATCATCCGTTGCTGCTTGTAATGATCTCAAAAGCATCACCGCACCTAAATTACTAGACTTTAGACGAAGACTTATAATTGGATAATATGTATTTGCGGATGGCATCGTTGTCCCTGTGATGGGATTTGATATGCTCAAAAGAGTTCCAAGTTTCTCTGGTTCTCCTTCCTGAATAAGAGAATTAGAACCTTGATAGATGTAATGAGTTCCTGCAACACCAGTTACATTCTCAATCTCAATACGAATGGGGAGGAATGGTGTAGAACACCAAACTCCTGGATTGGTATTTGCATTATCAAAAGTATGAGATGCAACAGTCTCATTCTTCATTAACCAAGCAAATTGAATTATACCTGCACCATACCATTCATAATTGATAGAAATCATTTGTTGTTTTGTTGGATCTGCGGTTACTCCAGTCCACCCATTACCATCAAACTTTTCACCATTCCATTCATCTCTGTATACTCTGGTTTCTGAAACAATTCCAGTTACACTACTGCGGATTACATAAGAATATGTTCCCCCATCATCCTCAAAATAAACACCATTATTTTCATCAAACAATCCAAATCTTCTGCGAATACCTACTTGTGGTTGTTCTAGACGAATTGCAAATGCAAGAGTTGCACCTCTACCAGGAATGTATCTCATCACATTCTTGGTTTGACGAATTACTTTACTACCAGCAGTAGAACCAACTTGCATTACAATATTACTGGCATTTGCATTAAATGTTGCAGTTCCTACTCCAACTATTCTTTCATCCCAAACATCAGTTTCTTTACCATACTGGAAGGTATTGAAGAATACTGTTTGGAACGGAGCAACTTTAAGTCTATTATTACCAGTATAAGTATCTTGTGATGGTTTATATAAGTGAGACATTAAACTACCCTCCAACCGTTTCTATAAACAAAAGTAAGTGAACCATAATCATAAGCCAAAATTGCGTAGTCCTCTTCGTCAATTAAATCAGAACCCGATGGATAAATGTAAATGTGTCTGTTTGCACCTTTAGATGCTTCTCCACGTTCGTCTTTTACTATGTATGTCTTCCCATTCTTCCTTGGTGTGGGTAGAGTGATTGTAACTGCTCCCGCATAGTTAATGCCAATATAGTAGTCTTGTGGTTTGATTGTGTATGTTGATGTTGTCACATAAGTGAGAGGCATATCCATATATGCCAGATTAGTTTCACCACCTCCACCTATTGTAGAAATCTGTTGTTGAATACGAGAAAGGAAAAGTTTATAATGTTTCTGTAAATCGTCAAGTGTTGCGAACTTTTGGTCTAATGGAGTTAATGGGTCTTGTTGAACTTTAACATCACTTGGTTCAGCAAGAAGACCTAATGATTTTTCAATCAGTTCATCTTTGGGTTCTTCAAGTTCTTCCTTATGGTCTTCAAGAACTTCAAGAACTTCATCTAAAGATTCTTCAATTACTTGTTCTTGTTGTGTTGGTGTATCTGAATATAACCAATTCTCAAATGCCTTTACAGTTTTCTGTTTTTGTACTTTTTTCTTTTTCTTTGGAGCAATTTCTTCTTTCAATGGAGACAAAAAAAGTTCATCAAAAGAATCTCCAACGAGAGA